CTTTTGAGCCTTTTCAATCAAACACACGTTATGACTGCCTGACTCGGTGGTCTGGAATGACATGCTGGACACTTCAATGTTTTGTGGAGGGCTTGCACCACCCACTCCAATGTTGACTCCGGTTTGCTGTTGACTGTCGGCAGTTCTAACAACCAGTTCTGGCAGTGTGGTAGATTCCCAGTAACTTGCGTTGGATAACAAAATACCAGTGGCAGGCACAGCGGCAATACTGCGGTAGTAGCTGCCTGAATTTTTGACCAACACACCAGCTGCATAGGCAGTGTTGGCAGCCCAAGTTTGCACAGTAAAATAGATGATACTGGAATCAGCGCCTTCGCCGTACAGTTTGGCCCAAGGCGGAATCAGTATGGTGTCTGTGACAATGTACGTGCCAGCTGGGAAAAACAAACTTCGGCGTATTTGTGTGTTGTTTTGCACACAGAACAATTGGAACAGTGCTCGGTTGATAGCATCGGTGTCATCAGTGCTGCCGTCGCCTGTGGCGCCAAAGTCTGTGACAACAGCGTAACTGTCCAGTCTGCTTTGTATGCTTTGGCTGACAGGATCGCCAGATGTGGCGCCTGTTTGCACTGTGTAGCCAGCGGCTGCACCTTGATAGGTATATGCAGTGGCAAAACTGAGAATGTCTGAGAACTCTGTAAGAACTTCGGTATTTCCCACTATTGGAGCACCGTCAGCAATTGAGCCGTTACCAATGTAGAGTTTGCGCTGATCAATTGCCCAGCCAAATTCGGCTCCAGCTAAGGGTTGAGGCAGGTCTGTCTCGAGTCCGGTTCGTTGGGTTATTCTAGATACTTGTACTATTGCCACAGTGTGATTCCTTGAGGTATCACATATTTAGCACGTAGTACTGTTCAACCTTTTTCCACCACATGGTGCGATACCGTTCAAATTCCGCACCTTCCAGCACAAATTCCTGGTATTTGGGCTGTCCCACAATGTTGTGATTCTCATCTAGATCAGGTTTTACACACATCAAAATTACGCCTTTTCGGATACGTGTGCCATGTATTTCGTTATGAGCTTCTGCGTATGCACACAGCTGAACAAAGTAGTCGTCAATCCATTCGCGTTTTTTGGGCTTGTTGGTTTGCTTGTAGTCTAAGATGCTTTCTTCATTTAGATGAATACCTGCACCATCAGTGGTTCCGGCATATACGCCGGGAAAATACAATGGCACTTCGATACCCCAAAATTCGTCGACGTTAACCAGGCCCTTGTTGATCACTTCTTCTGCCATGATATAACTGGGCCAACTAAACGGATTAGATCCACGAGCAGGTATCGCTCCTTCTCGAATGTACTTTTCAAGATAGGTATGCATTCTTGTGCCGCGATTGGCAGCTTCTGTGGTAATAGCTTGTGCTCGTTCTGCACCTACTGCCCGACGCCAATTATGCAAGGCAGCCTTGCTTTCTTCACTTTTGGTTCGGTCTAGGATAGTAGTTACTGAGGGTAACTTATTGCCATCTGGAGTGGCGTAGAATCGTTTACCGTCTATTGTGACCCTGGGTATGGGTTGATAATCAAATTTTGGATTGTACAATTTAAACTCTAAAACTTTCACCGCATCCGCAGCGATCACGTTCATTGGGATTGATAAACTCAAACCCTTCATTGAGACCTTGGCGCACATAGTCTACAGTGACGCCTCTGAGATACACTTCATTTTTCTTATCAACCAGTACCACAAAGTCTGCTTGGGCATAGTTAATATCTGATTCAGATGGCGTGTATTCTTGTACGTATTCTAACACATACGCTAGACCCGAGCAACCTGTAGTTTTTACCCCAAGACGAATGCCAGCATAGTTTTTGGCTTGCAGTAGTCTCTTTACTTTGGTATATGCCTGATCAGTTATGGAGATCATGCTTTTTGCGATAATCTTCTACAGCAGCCTTTATAGCATCTTCAGCAAGAATAGAACAATGAATCTTGACTGGTGGCAGCGCGAGTTCTTCAGCAATCTCTGAATTTTTAAGAGCTGCCGCCTGGTCAAGCGTTCGTCCTTTAACCCACTCGGTAACGAGAGAACTGGAGGCAATCGCACTGCCGCATCCGTATGTTTTGAACCTTGCGTCTGTGATAATGCCATCTTGTACCTTGATTTGCAGTTTCATTACGTCGCCGCAAGCAGGTGCGCCAACCATACCAGTACCAATATCAGTATCACTCTTGTCAAAAGAGCCAACATTCCGGGGATTTTCATAATGATCAATAACTTTGTCTGAGTATGCCATATTACATTCTTACCAGTACTTCTTGATAGTATCCGTTGTGCAACACCAACTGCTTGCGATAAGGCACGCCGTCAATATAAACAACATCACTAGGGCTTAGAGACATCACTGGTGGTTGTTGCACTACCAGTGGTCTAGTGATAGCATAAACCACAACGCCACCAACAACAGCAGGGGCCACCCATCCCCAACCTCCGCTGCGATGATGCGGTGTGTGTAATGCAGATCCGTGATATCCGTTAGGTCCAGCAAATGCAGTGGTGGTAACAAAAGTTAAAATGGTTAGAAGTCGTTTCATATCAGCCTCCTTATGTAAGCAGTATACTGTATTTAACGCCTTGTGTCAACCAATGGTTGACTGTTACATTGGACGTTTCATGGCCGATTTGGCCATTTTATCTACCACTTGTTGTGCTTGGGGAACTGACATTTTGGGCTGTACCGTTTGTTCGGCGCCGCCTTTGAACACAATGGGGTCAGTTGAGCCAGGTTGTATGGGTTCTAACACATTGCTCAATGGTGGTTGCCCAACTAGATCCATAATGTTTCTTTGATTGACAGGTACGTCAAGACTTTGGGCAATAGAGATAAAAGCATCTTGACTGATTTGTTTTTGACTGTTGGTGTCGTCTGCACGACCATTCAGAAAATCTACTAGACCCAGAAGTTTGTCTGGGTCAGGTGTTGCACCATCAAAGGTATCAACTTCAAAGATTTTCATTATCTGCGGCCACGACCCAGTGCGCCTGCGGTACCCACTGGCTCTTCAGCAGGAACAGCCATGTCAGCACCTGCGTCGGTAGCAGCAGCATCAAGATCGGCACCTACATCAGCACCCATGTCAGCACCAGCGGCCATGTCAGCACCCATGTCAGCGCCAAGTTCGGCGCCTAGGTCTGCACCAGCTGTGCTGGGTGCGGCTTGGCCAGTTACCACGCCAAGTGCTTGATCAAGTTGTTGCTTGGCACCTTGGAGGTTTTGCACCAGACCAGTAAGTGCGGCTGTGGCATCTGCATTGAATTGCGAAGCTTGGTCAATGCCCACTTGATTCTTGATTGAATCAACTAGAGCTGGCAGTTCTTTAAATTGCATTTCGCTGGCATCTTCCAACATTGATTGCATCTTGTCAACCATGTCTTGTGCAGCCAGCACCACTTGAGCTTGTTGCACTTCAGATTCTTTCAGCATGCGATAAGCATTGCGCAAGCGGCTTTCAGCTTTCATCAAGGCAGCGCCTGCAACAAGTTTTTGTTCGTCGGGATTCAATGTTTGACCTGCGGCACTCTTTTTTAGAGCAGCAGCCAATTTAGGATCTTTTACTTGTGCAGCTGGTTGAGCAGCGCCAGCAGTTGGTTGAGCACCTGGCACTGGAACATCCATCTCTTTAAGACGTGTGGCCAATGCCTGTTCCATCATCATGAGCTTGAGATAGGTTGGATTGCGTTCGCTGGTGTGGCGTGCCATTGAGCCTTTGTGCTCGCCAAGTAGGCCTTGCACCTTGCGAAGCATTTGACGTGTTTGTCCAGCGTTGAGACGTTCAACGCTGATGCGTGAGCCAAAATAACTTTCAAACGTCTTGGTGATCAGACGAGTTTTTTTAGGTGTGGCTAGTTCTTGCAGTTTCATTTGAGAATCCTCTAAGTTGTATATATTTAGCCGAAGATATACATTTTTCAAGTTCGGCTGTGACAGCAGAATTTAAAGAAACCTTAGGTTCAAGTTTGGTTTTGACCATTTCTCTAAATTCAGCGGATCTACTGAGTTTGCTTAGACCACTGCGACATGCAATGTCATTGTCTAAGAATTGTTTTTTAAAGTCCAACACTTTGATCTGTTGCGACAATGAAGCTTGGTTGTTTTTATCGGCTATGCACCAAGAAATTGCTGATCGTTTGCTACCAAAGGATCCCACAAAGTTTGCATAATGCCAAACATTAAACACTTGCTGCTCTGGTGTGATGTGATATTTTCCAAACACAACCCAACCACCTGAGTTATCATCCAAAATCATTTTGTCAATACTGTGGCGCATTTCACGCTCGGCCCAGCGTTCAAGTTTTTGTTCTCGAGTCATTTGAGTACGTAGTGTGTGACTAGCCAGCCTACTGTGCCAGCTAAAAATGTTATGATTCCCAGGCCCCAAGAAATCAATTGATTGTTGCGTTTTTCAGACATGGCATGCACAATTTCATGCACTTCTTTGACCACTGCTTTGACATCGTCGATGTCTTTTTGCACTGAACTGATTTGCAGTTCCAGTGCTTTGTATCGCTCGGCACACAGTTCAACGTGGGCTTCGAGACTTTTCTTTTCAATGTCGGTGGTGTCTGCCATAATCAGTTATTTACCGTTTCAAACCAAATGTTCTGGTCAGGACGCAGTACTGTTTCCACAACTTCCTGCTCGTCTAGCCCAGTTAGCATGGGCACTCCATTGCAGTCTTGATGCAGTGCCGCAAAAGGATCATGATTTCCCGAAATACCAAATGTGCTTTCTGCTTCAACTTCAAAGCTAAAACTCCACACACCTTTGTCACAGCGCGGAGCCTGAATGCGCTCTGGTTGGCTGCGCAGACTGATTATTTGAATCAGTGTTTCAAAGTTTCGCTGTTGATTTCTTGCTCTGTTCCAGTCGTTAATACTGTTGATTGCTTGACCAACCTGATCTTCAAATGGAATTTGACCTATGCGAAAATGCCCAGTAATCCCAGTAGGCGAGCAGTCAAAGAGGGTTTTGCACATATACTTCATCGTGTGATATTTACGGCAAAAAAATACCCCGGAGTTTTTAATTCCGGGGTGGTTTAGAACAAGTCTAAAAATTATGCAGACAACTTGAAGCCGTTTGCTGTTGCGCTGTCCAACTGATAACCAGTGAAGGTAATGTTGGCAGCAGACAATGCTGTAGCAGCGTTAGCAAATGCGCCAGTTGGGTAGTAAGCAATTGACAAAGCAGTTGTGTCAACTTGATACATAGCCACTGTGCAAGTTTGTTGCAGAGCTTGAATAACGTTAGCAACGTATTCTTGCACACCTGACTGTGTGGCCATGCTGTTGTTAGCAACAAAACGAACAAAGTCCAGCTTTGGACCAGCTGGTTGAACTGTAGCAGTAGCGCCAGTGGTGCTTGTAGAAGCAGCGATTGGACCGTTTTGTACGTCTAGTGCAAATACCGGTTGTGCATCACCATTTACGGGGGTAATATAAGCCATGATAAATTTCCTTTAAGTTAGTGGTCCTTGTGGACCTGCTTTTATTTAGCCTTTTGGTAAAAATTACGCCTGTTGCGGATTGTTTTGGGCACGATTTCTAGCAGTGAAATCAAAGCGATTTACTGCTTTGGCATAGCCTGCAGGCGTGGCCAT